TGCTACAATTAAGTTAGCTGTTGCGTCACCTGCATCGCCAATGTCTGACGATATAGCGTGTATATTACCTACAGTTGTGTTAGGCAATCTACCGAACCATGATTGTGAAGGACCTATAAAAACAGCGTCGACTAAGTCATTTGCTGCTGTGCCTCCATCAAAACACACATACACACCATCTGCTGTGCTTGTGTTTTTAATAAATAAAAATTTTACTTTGTCACTTGTTGTAATCGCTGTTGGTGCTGTGTCATCATCAACGGGCGTGTAATCTAAAAAACTTCCGGCAATCAAATCAGTGCTTGTTGCTGTACAAGCAGTTAGTTTATAATACCATTTATCGTTTACATCATCTGGTGTCACGGTCATAGAACCACTAATAGATTTAGAAATCTCATCTGGTAGTAATGTCGCCGTTATATTTATAGTTGCATCATCTGCCATAATTTATCCTTAATCCGTTGACCCCGGTTCTACATCTTTCCATGTTGCATCAGCAGTATCATCTACTTCGTTCCATAAGAAGAAACTAGGTGATCCTGCCGATAGTGAAATCAAGTTTTGGAATGCTTCTCCAAATGCTGTCTCTTCACCAAGACCGATTGTTATTTGTCCTGCTGTAGTTGGTGATACTGTTGCTCCACCAGTTGCTACCTCAGTTCCTAAAGAAAACGTTGCTACATTTGTAGAAGGAGAAACAGAAGCAGAAGCAGCGACTGACTCATCACCTACACTAGCTGAAAACGATACACCGGATATAAATGGTGATCCTACGTTTTGTACATTTCCTCCTCTAACTGAGGCTAATGCATGTTCAGCTATTGCTCCGTGTCCTAGTAACATCTATCTCCTATGGTTTTGTTGGCCATGTTACGTTAGCTATTTTTTCTACTGTATCTAACCCAGTAGGTAAATCTCTTAAATCTTTTCTGTATTTAGTTTGGTCTGCTGTCATTGTATTATCAGAAGCACCCCACCAATCTGTTTCTGCTAATAATGAATTTCTTCTTTGACGAAGATTTGCTAAGTCTCTATTTAACTGACCATCAGCCCATGTTTTTTCTTCAGCGTCACGAGCAGTTTCTTCAGCGTCTGTGAATTGTACTTTCACTCCGTTTATATTATGATATCTTGGCATTAATTTACTCCTTATTAATTTATTCCGTACATCTTTATTGTACCTGCATCTATATTTCCACTAGACATTTTAAATTGCACAGCATCTATTGCACTTGTGGTGTTGCCATATCCTGCAATAAACCATTGAGTTTGATAGTCATTTGCTTCTGTATTATTTATATTTGCTATAAAATGTTTAACAAAAGTTGTAGAACTTGGATTAAATAATTTTAATGTACCGCAACCATTTTGGTCATTATCCGTACCCATCCCTATCATTAATCTTTGGTAATCCGTAGATTGAGCTAAATCATGAGACGTTGAATATGCAACTGCCGGGTTAGCTTCATCATTTTCTCTATGATACGCTTGAAAAACGGTTGAAGTTTTAGTAACATTATAATTACTTCCTCCATCTACACTCATATTAAAAGTTAAATGTTCTGAATCAGTTGCGGCATGAATATTAATAAATTCAAATAAGTATTCTTTGTAAGTAGAATCTATACCGCTTGTAAAAGATAGAGTNGCAGAACTAGACGCTGTTGTTTCTGCTAACAAAACTTGTGAGCTTGCATTAACTAAAAGTGTGTTATATCTAATTGATTTATAAGTTGCCATTATGCTATTCCATACATTTTAAAAGTTCCTGCNTCTATNTTNCCACTAGACATTTTAAATTGAATTTCATCTATTGCTCCTGTTANATTAAANTATCCTGCAATAAAATTATTATTAGTATAATTATCTTTTTGATACATATTATTTACAGACATAAAATTAGTTTGAAATGTTGTATTGGATGGATTAAATANCCATAATTCACCAGACATTGATTCATCATTACCATTACCTATACCATTATCGCATAATTTTTGAAATGAAGTTCCATTATTTTGGTCTGCGGCAGCATTATAAAGAAAATTTGAATCAGAATTTCCTTCATCTAATTGTGCTCTAAATACAGCACTCTGTTATTGATTCATTAAAATCAGCACCACCTGCTACATTCCCTTGAAAACCAAGTTGAACATTATCTGTTGCAGGATGTACATCTATATATTTAAATATATATGTTTTGTAAGTATTATCCATAACAACATTACTGGAACCATCTTGAAAACTAATAGTACCACTTGAACTAGCAGTTAATGTTTTAATTAAAGTCATAGCACCTGTTCCAACCTGTGCTGATGTAGTAGCCGCAGGAGGTGTAAAGTTGTGTGCTATTGCTGAATAAGTTGCCATTATATAATTCCAAACATTTGTATTGTTCCACCTTGTATTTCACCACCACTAAATTTAAATTGTATTCTTGTAATTGCTGTTGTTGTGTTTATGTATCCTGCCCTAAAAGTTTGATAAGCACCTTCACTATGCATATTTGCAATTGAACACGCCATAAAATGTTTAACAAAAGTTCCGCTACTTGGTTCAAAAAGCCTTAACCAACCAGATACAGCTTCATCATTTGCATTACCTATACTATCTGATATATTTTGAAGTGCTGTTCCTTGTGCTTGGTCTCCTCCAGTAGCATAAGAAATACCACTAGCATCATCTTCTCTATGATAATTAAAAAAAGAACTAGATGTTATTGTTTGATTATAATTTGTATTAGTGCCAGTATCTACTTGGAATCCAAACGTTATATCATTATTTTCTGGATGAATATTATTGTATATAAACAAATATTCGTTATAAGTAGAATCTATACCACTTGTAAAAGTTGCAGTAGCATCAGAACCATCAGATGTAAAAGTAGATAGAGGCATTAATGACCCTGCATTTCCACCATAATCTACATTATATTTTATTGCGTTATAAGTAGCCATTACTTATGGTCTAATAACCAACCTTGAGTAGCGTCAACATATACTAATCTAAATGCGGCTCTTTCGGTTGAAACTGTTAAATCTGCGGAATCTCCTTGTATCTTGTGAGAATTTCTTCCTACTGTAATATTATTAGTGTCAGCGGTTCCTGCATAATCAACTATTGCTATTGTATCTCCAATAGAAGCACTAGAAGGTAATGTCATTGTAAAAGCTGATGACGTTGTATTAACAAAATATCCTCTTCCTGCTACCATTGTTGTAGCACCTGTTATAACTGATTGCCATGCTATAGCACCAAATCCACTTGCGGTACCACTATTAGTTATAGTGCTACCAGATAAAATTTCAAAACTATTAGCAGTAAATCTAAAATCATCTGCACCTGCTATTTTAATATCTATCTGGTCATCTGTATCTGCTGTAATNCTTGTGTCACCATCAGCATCTAAAATTANTTCNNTACCATTTAAGTCTGAATCTAANGGNCCNCCNACTGCACCAGATATTTCTACAATAAATATAGAAGCACCACTTGCAGGGGCTGTACTAAAAGTTATTTGTGTACCACCTGTAGCTAAACTATAATCTGTTCCGGGTTTTTGAATGACCCCGTCATGTGATACTAAAAGCTGTGCAGGAGAACCAACCTGTGATCCTAAACTAAATGTGGTATTAGACCCATTATAAGTATTGCCACTGGTATCGAGGACACTAAATGTACCACTCTCTATTGATTTTCCTATGTATGCCATTTATTCTCCTTAACCGTTTGCCGCATCCCATGCGTCTTGTAGTTCTTTTAGTTTTGCGTTTACTGCTGATTCTGTTGGTAATTCTGTTACTGGATTATCTACAATGTTTCCATCAACACCAACTTTTTCTGTAAGACGTAAGTTAGCATAAATTTTATTTTTACTATCTGTCCAAGTAAACCAACAATTAGTATGCATTTGAATTAAAGCATCTTCAATGTGATTTGGTCTACCAAATGGTGTTATACTCATTTTATGTGTCTCCTAGTTTTATTATAGTAAATCCAGTGCCTATCTGATTGTTTGTGTCAGACCTTAATGTAGCTGTGTTTTGTGTTGAAAATTTAAACCTAATTTTATGTGTAGTTACGTTTGTAACATCAAAAATAAAATTAGAATAACCAGATTGAGTTTCATCACCATCCCCACCAGATATATATACTCTAGCTGTAGCCGCACCTCCAAAATCAGAATTATTTACTGTGGTTTCTAGTCCAAACATATTGTAAGTACTTTCTGCGTCTTTACCTACATTACAAAAAATATGTATTAAATAAATTCCTGTTGCAGGGAAAGTAAACACACCAGAAGAATTTGACATAGACGTTCCTATATCTCCGTATCCGTCTGTATCTATTACTTCCCAGTTACTTGTTATAGGGTCTGCCGCACCTGATAAAGCAGAAGATAATCTCCATGCGTTTGCCATAGCAACACCTTGATTATCAGCCGCACTAGCTAAAGTTGTGCTACCTGTAAATTTTAAAAATTGATTTGTAGTTCCAGATGTCAGACCTGTTCCTCCATTAGCCACGGGAGTTGCACCTGTCACCATATTTGCTACATCTATTTTACTTAGTGCCATGTTTTACTCCTCTATGCATCATCTCTAGCTTTACGGTTTGTGTAATCACTTCTTGCTAAAACTAAATTAACAAAATCTGTTTGGTTACTTGGAATAGCATCCGTAAAAGATGAATCATCCATTAAAACTTGTGTCCAATGATTTCTAAATCTTTTCCAACAGTTGTTAATTTTACCATCTAGTGCCGCTTGAATCCATAAATCAATACCTGCATTGTCTGCGGCATTATATAATGCATCTGATAATATTTTTTGTTGTGTGTCTGTTAAACTTACTGTTTTAGTGTGTGTTGCCATTTTATAACTCCTTTATGTTAAATTGTTTCATTTTGGCTATGCTAGTAAACATATTTGCATTGAGGTTGCTTGATAATAATTACTATTACCATCAACTTTAAATGTGTGACTTCCCCCACTATACACATCAGCAACTAAAGTCATTGTGTCGTTTGCATCCATGTAAATTGTTTTACTAAGAGAAACTCCTTTTGAATAGTTACTTCCACTACCTACTTCTACAACAGTATGATTTCCTATCCATGTGTTTTCTTTTCCATTTGATGCTTTAAAATTATAAAACCAATCTGTAGCGTTTGTATTTGTGTTTTCAATTATATTAATATGTGCTGTAACTAAATAGGCCCCATCTACAGGAGCAGTAAATGTATAATTACTTACATTAAAATCTGCATTTACATCTTTTAATTCTGCATTTAATTGTAAAACTTGGTCTGAATCATCAGCATCACAAACTTGGTCTGCGTTCATAAAAGCATAAACATAAGTGTTTAAGGGTTTAGTTACATGACCATTTTCATCTGTTACTATATGTGCAGTTGTACCTAACGCACTACCTTTACCTATTACTAAATCATCTGCTGAATCATCAAGACCAATGTGATAGTCTTGAGCATTACCATCAAATACTATTTTAGCATCTTCTGCACCTGCATCACCTATTGTTAATGTAGGTGTTGTACCACCCATTGTAATTCCTGCATTTGCAGTTATAGCTCCTGTGTGAGTTCTAGCACCAGATATTGTTTGTGCCTCTGATTTGTAAGAAGATGGAACATCGATAGTTCCTACACTCTTTGCTTGATGAACAACATAAATATTGTTTGTGCCGCTAGGAGGTGCACCAGTAAACGTTAGTGTTGT